TGGGCTGCCAGATCGGGTCAACCATTGGTGGCACTTCCTCTCACACGCGATAGGACGCCCTCGACCGCGTCGACGGCTGCGCCCTGGTATGCCGGTTCGATGGTGTCCGCGGCGGGTCCCCAGTGCGGGAACGCCGGCTGCTTGTAGACGCGCCCCAACGAGTCGACGCCGATGAACCCGTACTCCAGGCGGTTGCCCTGCAACGAGTTGGTGTACACGTCAGCGTCCACTGAGCGTTCACCATCGAGGGTGCCCGAGCTGAACGACAAGGAGATGGAACGCCGGTAGTCGCCGGTGGCCACGTTCGGGCCCGGCCCTGTGCCGTCAATGTGCGGGCGGCCGGGCTTGTGGTCGCCGGTGGACGCGTTGATCCTCACCTCGTTCTGCAGGTGCATGCCGTACTCGCGGATCGTGGACTCCATGGCCTGCCCGACCTGGTGGCCTACCTCTTCGAGGTCGATCAGGGTCCCGGTGAAGGACACCTCCACGGCCAGGTCGCTACTCATCGGGGCACTCGCCCATCCGGTCCCGGATCACGGAATCTTCAGCGAACCGCATCAGACCAAGGGCCTCGACCAATGGCAGGTCCTCGCCGCCTCCGTCAACGGCCTCGACGAAGATGATGCTTCTCTCGCCTATCAGGTCGTTGGTGATGGTGATGGTGGCGACGCGCAGCCTCTCGCTGTCCATCAGCGCTTCCCTGCGGGTCGGGTCCCGAGGAACGTCACCCGGGACTTGGGGATCCGGTTGCCGACCCTGACCTCTTGGATGCGCCCGCCGAACTCGGCCCGGACGAACGTCATGTCGTTGTCGTCGAGGCGCACCTGCCACAGGTCCCAATCGAGCCCCATCTTGCGAGCCCAGGGCATCGCACCGGACAGTGACCAGCCGACCAGCGGGTCCGTCGCCAGGCAGACCACCTGGTGGCCGTCATGGACTGAGGGGATGCTGCCGACCGTGGGCTTGGCGCCGGGGGTGAGCCCGTGCTTGATGATCTGCTTGCGGCGGTCGGACGGCGACCAGTGGAAGAGCGCCCGGTGCCTCATACCTGCCCGGTTTCGGGGTAGGCCACGACGGTCAGGTCACGGATCGCGCCCGCACTGCTATCGGGGATGGCCTTGACGACGAACTGGCGGGCCACAGTCAGCCTGGGGTCGCGGCAGGTCAGGACAGTCCAGACGTCGCCGATCAGGACGTTGGTGGTCGCGACAGGGAGCAGGAGACGCCAGTTCGTGTCCGAGCGCACCGTGCCGGGGTAGGGCTGCCCGTTCGCACCGCCGGCTTGGGGGACGAGTAGGGCCACGACGTCGGGGTAAGTAGTCGGCGCCTCGACCAAGACCGTCACTTCGAGGGTGTCGGGGTCCACGTCGATCTGGTCCTTGCCCCGCTGGCCCTTGACCGTGGTGCCGGATGTGGTCATGGCCTGCTCGGCCAGGGACTGTGCCCGGGCGAAGACCGACGCCAGGTCGAGGTTCACTCGCTCGGCTCCCCGGTCTCGACTGCTTGGGCCATCTCGATGAGGACCTCGAGCGCGACGTCGATCGGGTTGCGGTTGAACCCGCGCGTCAGTGCAGCCTTGGCGAGGTGGTCGGGGTTGACGGACTGCAGGAACTCCACCGCGTGGGCGCCCTGGACGATGTGCACCTCAGCGGGCCCGTCGAAGGTCACGCCACCCTGGAGCTCGATGTACACCTTGGTCGGGCGTCGCCGGTCGCCGGCCTGGATGGTGATACCACCGTAGGCAACGCGGTTGCTCAGGTCGTGGCCATCGACAGTGATGGTGCCTGCGCCGAGCTGGTCGATCTCGACATGGACGGGGTGTAGGACGGGGGCTGTGGGCTCATTCGTGGGGGCGGTCATGCCCGTCATCGTGCCAGTGTGGTGCGTGGTTTGCGACAAGGCACGCTCAGCCAGCACGCCGGGCCTGAAGGGCTGCCAGACGGGCCGCTGCGGGCCCACGGGCCACCGACGCGGCCGGCGCCATGGTCCCGTTGCCCTTGCGGTCGATGACCTTGCGGAAGCCCACGTCCGCGCCGCTGGCTGCGTCCTTGAGCTGCTGGGCGGTGAACTGCGGGCCCTTGGGTGTGGCACCGATCAACGACTTGACGTCCGGGCGAGGGATCGTCACGCGTCGACAATTAGGGTGGCTGATCGGGACCGAGCGTGCCTCGGCGATGGGCAGGATCAGACCGTTGGCCTGCCTCGTGTCGTCGTGGGAGAGCCACCCGCAGTTGGGTCCGTCCATGACCTCCATGAACTTCACCGCGTGGCCCTCGGCCTGGTTGAACCCGCCCACCTGGTAGGCCTCAGCGGTCTTGGTTCGCACCACCATGTCGGCGTAGGACCCTAGGCCGTGGCGTGAGCCGTCCTTGTAGACGATCGCAGCCACCGACTGCTCCCGCAGCGCCTTGGCTAGCGCCCGGCCCGCCTGCGTGGCTGGGGTGCCGGTGTAGAGGCGGTCGGAGACGTGCTCTCGGGTCAGGGTGCGGATCAGGTCCTTGGTGGTGGACCGCATGTGCGTGGTCGCCGCGAGGAGGTCGGCGTGGGTGTCGAACGCGAGTGCGGTGATCGCGCCCAGGTCAACCCCTGTGGTGGCCACGGCACCACCGACGGTCAGGGCGGTGGCGTGCGAGCCCAGCAGGTACGCGTCCCGCACCCCGGCTAGGACGTGCCGGGCGGCGATCTCATCGGCGGAGTCAGCAAGGGCCCCGATGTGCGCCTGGAGCTCCAGGAGGCGGCGGCGACGGGCCGCTGAACCCATCGCAGGCCAGTCGGCCTCCAGCTGGTCGACCTGGGCGGCGACCTTGGCCCATACAGCCTCGAGGTCGCGGCGCAGGATGACCGTCAGGGCTTCGATCGAGTTGGCGATCGCCGTTGCGGCGCCGGGGTTGTCAGCCACGGGCGGTGACCCGGTGCAGGTGCGTCGACGTCGCCGAGCCTCCGGTCACCTCAGCGGTCTCGTCCTGCTCGAGGCGAAGGATCTGCGCGTCGAGCGCGACCAGGTCCGTCTTCGAGCTCGACACAGACAGGACCCCGGACAGGGTGAACGAGGACGCTTCGGACCCGCCGGCACCAGATGCGCGGCGGCGCTTCAACACGCGCAACGCGACCAGACGCCACCGGTCAGCCAACGCGGCCGCGTACAGGCCCAGTGTGGCGTCCGTGGGTGGGGTGCCGTCGCCGATCTCGTCACGGATCAGGTCAAGGTCGGTCGTCGTGAGCGCCATTATTCGTGTCCTCCGGTGCGAGCGGAACAAGCCAATATATGGGAGCGGCCTCGCACCCACGACTCGTGGTCAGTGGTGTGCGAGGCCGCGTCAAGGTGTGGCCTGCGCTCAGGCCTTGGCCTTGGGCTCCTCGGGGGCGAGCAGATGCGCACCCACCTCGGAACCCTTCGGAACCTCATCGCCAGCGAAGAGGACGACCGGACCGTCCGGCCCACCCGTGTGCAGGTAGACCGAACCGTCCAGGTCGTCGCGGATCCGAGCCACGATCAGGCGACCGTGGCCGAGAGCAGGCCGTTGATGTCGGCGGCGACCGGCATGAACGTCGCGTTCGTCTTCGTCCAGCCCGTGACCGGGTCTGGGCTCTTCCACGCACTGGCGACAAGGCCCGGTGCGTCGTGGAGCGTGAAGTCCACAGCCGCCGTGGTGGCGAAGTCCAGGCCCTCAGCGGTCAGGCCCCACTGGGACTCGCCCACGGAGTCGGTGACCAGGATGAACTTGTTCACCGGGATGACCCGGGTGTTGGCCCCGTTGACGTACAGCTGGTGGTCGTACTCGTTCAGCGGCGGCAGGCCGTTGTCGGAGCGGACCTGGGCCAGCTGGGACCGGTTCAGGTTCGGCTGCGCGCCAGCGTTGCCGCCCCAGTACGCGGCGCGGTACTCCGCGTTGCGCAGCAGGTAGCCGACGACAGTCGAGGACGTGATCGCCGCGACCGGGGCCTTACCCGAGTCGGTCTTGACGACCTGCACCCAGGCCTGCTCGTCGGAGAGCGGGACCGCGGTCGCGACAACACTCCACAGGATCGCGGCGGTCACCACGTGCGTGCCCGGCAGACCGAAGTCTGCCTCGATGGTCAGACCGTTCTCGGCGACCAGGGAGAACTTGCCGTCCGTGAGGAAGTCACCACGGGCCAGCTCGGCACGGTTGCGGACCGCCCGGACGCTGTTCTCCACGTCGTCGTAGACGGTGGCGACCATGTCGTCCAGGGCCGTGCCACCGTTGCGGGCTGCCTCCAGGGACAGGCGCTCCCACTCGGTGAGCATCAGCTTCTGGCCCACGGGGGGCAGGAGCACCTCGGTGACGGCGATGCTGATCGGCCGGGACCCGATGGGGGTCTCAGCGTTGTACGCCCGGTACTGGGCCACAACGTTGGTCCGGGTCTTGCGTGCGACCCTGGACTTGATGCCGTTGATGATCCGGTCCGGGAG